AGGATAAGCAATGACTTCTTTTGTTTTTGGAAATAGTGACATATTGAAATGATTTTAAAGTTCATTTCAAATATAAATAAATATTTATAATTGCAAACAAAAGTTTATATTTTATTTTTAATTATTCAGAAGACTTGAAAATGTCTTTAAACAACCAAATGACCATGTATTTGAAAGCATCCGAAAGGTGACTGTTCTTTTGATATGAAATCCCTGTTGCCTTATCCTTAATCATTTCTTTATGAAGACCATCCTTCCCAACCAATATTGTTGCAAGATCATCAGCCAATTCAGAACAATTTTCATCATCAATAAGAATTTCAATTGGGTAACGATCCATGAAGACACGGTTCATGAAATCCCTTGCCTTCAGAACAGGTGGATTTGAAGATCCAACCCTGTCTGAAGCATTGTTCAGCATTCCTGCCAAAGTTTTCTTCACATCCTTAAAATTGGTGCTGTCACCTTTTCCGGCCATTCTATATTTTCCGGAAGCATCACCATAAAAAAACACTTCAGATCCCTTTGCTTCAAAATCCCTTCTGAATGCTTCACTTACTGACTTTGTGGTGTTTTCAGGATTGTTTCCCTGCTTTCCCATATAGATCCGGAAGAACCTAACCTGGGTGACATATTCAATTTCAAATCCCTGTGTGAATTCCTTGAATCTTTTCTTTGTTACCGGATTCCTCCACCTGACAACATTTTCAATTATTTGCGCACAAACAAGTGGCATGTATGGAAGAACGTTAAAATCATAACTGATGTGAATTGGTTTTCCTTTCAGGAATGAAGCTTTTCCGGTGTGTTTTGCATAGCTGAAATGTGGGTAAAATTCTGAACCTGTCTTCAGGGATCCCCATTCTGCCAAACAATAAATTTTATATTGATTTTCATCAAAGTCCTTCAGGCTTTCCAATTCATCCCTGTCTTCAGGAAGAAGGAATTGATTGTCATGATGTGTGACTGAAATCAGTGTTGTGTTCTTCAGCATCCCATCCCAAAAGTGTTCCTTCAGCCAATGACCTTTGTCAATTGGATTGAACATGAAAGTAATTTGGGCACCTTCAACACCACGGATCCTTCTGTTCAGTTCCTTGAAATCTGCAAAGGTCAGTTCAGTTCCTTCTTCAACAACAATCCTTGTGATGCCTTCAATTGATTTTATCTTTTCCGGATCATCCAAACCACGGAACAAAATATGACTTCCTGATCTTTGAACATGGATGTCCATTGGTTTCAAAGTGGTGTCAATGAACTGTTCAATTCCAAATTCTTTGAACCTGTTCAGGAATGATTGATAAACTGAATCTTTTAATGTGGAAGCAACTTTCCTGATCACTAAAATCTTTTCATACTTTTCACAAGCCTTCAGAACTTCATCCTGTGCAACAGCAAATGATTTACCGGCTGATGCACCACCCTTGATGATCCGAAATCTTGTCTTTACTTCACGGATCTTCCAAAATGTGTTTGTGAAGAAATCTTCATCAATATCTAGTTCAATGCTGTTATCTTCAACCACACTTTTAGTCTTTGTTTTTCCGGCCAATCTTTATTTTAAAACCTCCAAGTGGTTTTCCCTCTGCACCTGTGATTTCAGTTCTATAAGTATAGTCACGCTTTTTACCGTGTGTCTTCAACTTGAATATTACTGAAGCATTATCAATTGGAATGATATATTCACGGATAGGGTTTCCAAGTGCATCAAGTTCCAATTCAAATTGATTTGGGATCACTTCACCTTTCCAGTTCTTTACTGGAATGTCTTTTCCTTCAGAATCCTTTCTTCTTTTATAGATGAATTGGCCGGTCATCAGGAACTTCAATTGGCTTTCAGCAAAGTCCAATTCAGCTTCCTGAATGGCTTCAATGTTTTCCCTGAATGGTGGACATTCATTCAGATTTTTATAGAATGCCATACGGGTGCAACCTGCAATTCTGCATGCTTCTGAAATGTTACATGATGCAACCTTAAAAGCTTTTATCTGCTTTAATTGTCCAAATGAGAATTTGAAAGGTTTCTTTCCTTCAGTGGCTTTGTTTTCCAAGCTGCCATCTTCTTGCATATTTTCCATATATCAAAGATAGTGACAAACAAATGAATAAAAAAAGCCCTGTTTTCAGGACTTATTTTTTTTTAATTTTCTTGACTGTTTGTGGAATTAGGTGTTCAACTTCTTCACGCTTCAGGAATGGTTGATTCCAATATGGTATGATCCTGTGTAGTTCGCTTATCTTATTGTAATTCCCGTATTCTTTGAATTCAAGATCCTTGTGATCTTTTCGCATTGCTGCAAATGTCCGTTCATCAGCAATTATTGACAATTCAACATAAGGATAGTATTTTTTCATCCTTTTCATCTTCACCGTGTCCTTCCTTGTCCAATACCCCTTGACTTCAATATAGATTTCATGTCCATCAAGATCTTCAATAACAAAGTCCGGTTTATAGTTGTTTGTTCCCCTGGTTATGTTCTTAAACCAAAATGTCTTCTGTTCATAACCCCACCTGACAATCTTTTTGCAATCCTTCAGAAATTCCATGTATGCACAAATATTTGCTTCCCATCTTGATCTGACAAACAGAACCCGTTCACCCAATTGGATCCAACCGTGTTCATAGTTCTTTTTTCCGTGGTTGGGATCTTCAATGATCTTTTCCCTGTATTCCTGTTTTCGTTCGATTGCCTTCTGATTCTTAATCAGCTTTCCGGCTTCCGTGCTGCCTAATGCTTCCCGTGTGAATTTCATCTAAAATAATTTTTGTTGAGATTGATGTTTTTTTAATCTGTCTATTGCTTTTTTAAAATACCATTCATCCAATTCACATCCCGTTAATTTAAATCCATAGTCATGACAGGCAATCGCAATTGATCCACTTCCAATATGTGTATCCAATATGCCCCCCCCATTTTTTTCAACAAACTTTTCAGCATAATTTTTTAAAAGATACTTATAAACTTTGTATGGTTTTTCTGTTGGGTGAAATGTTTCTTGTCCTATTAAGTGACTTCTGTTCACCGTGAATTGCCTTGTGACAATAGGAAGGTTTGTCCATAATAATTCACCATCTGACATGGTTAGATCATTCTGACCTTTGAACCAAAATATCCAACTTCTAACAGGTGGTAAATATTCTGTAAAGTAATTACCACCGAAAATTATCTGATATTTTGAAACACGAAAAAGTTCTTTAAAATATTCAGGTTGTGGGATTTTATCATCCCATCCCTTTTTTTCATGAAACTTCCTGTTGTGTTTAGGATTTTTACATGTTTGTTTCTTTTGTCCGTCAATTCCAATTCCATAAGGTGGATCCACTATCGCTAAATCAAAGTGATTGTCTTTATATCTTGACATCAAAACCATGTTGTCTTCATTTGTGATTTCTATCATTTGAATGCTTCTTTAAATAGTCCGTTCTTCCAATCTGATTGCATCTTTTCTGAATTTTCAAAAATGTATTTTAATCCGGAATCCTTAATGAATATCATGTTTTCATGTTCTTCCCTTCCAATATTAAAACCAAGTGTTTTTCCGTTTTCTGTTATCAGACAAATTCCGTTGTATTGCTTCAGGTAAATAAATGCTTTTGTTCCTGAAGGTTCTCCAACAAATCCACCGTTTAATATAATAACATGACCAACTTTGAACACACCATCAAAGGATCCTTCATGAAGCAATGTTTCCTTTGGAACAAAGATAGACCATTCACCAACCTTTGTTTTCAATACAAAGCCTATATGATCCAATGGTTCTGTTATCCCTGGAAACCCCGTATATGAAAGCAAATGAATTTCTTTGATTTCCTGTTCCTGAAGATCTATTTCTGAAAGTGTGAACCGGCCTTGTCCATTTGATATTGGAACAACAACCCTAATTCCACAAAATGCCAATGAACGCAAAATCAATTCACGTTCATTGGCCATTAATTTACCTAACTGCATCAGGCTTTTGACATTACTTCATCAACTTCCTTTTTCATCTTTTCCCAACCTGCTTTGATTTGGGATTTGTCATCTTCAGTCAGATCCCTTTCCTTACCTGCTGCTGTTGACTTTCCATTGATCCTGTGATACAATCCACCACGGACATTGATTGTGGTAAATGATTCAATAAACGGTGCAAGTTTGATAAACTTGAAAACTTCTTTTATATTCTGCATAGCTTTAAAATAATGATGTTTGATTTTTTACTTTTGGATTGATTATTTCTGAAATGGTTTCATCCAATTCCCTTTCCAGTTTCTTTGATACTTCCAGGTTGTATTGTGTTCTTTCCCTGAAGTAGTTCTTTTGTGCAACACGGACTTCTAAAACCCGTGTTGCTAATTCAATAATATCCATTTTATTCATCATCATTAACACTGTCAATGATTCTTTGTATCGGTTCACGTACACCAAACTGAATAAGAACATCTTCATATTGTTCATTTGCAATCCTTCTTTTTTCTGCAAACCTTTCCAATGCTTCATCACCTAAATATTTTTCAATGGCTTCAGTGACTAATCCACGTGCAACATTTGGAAGTGTTACAATCACATTAGCTTCACACTTTCTTTCACCAATTGTTTTAAGATATTCCTGAACATACGGCATGTTGTGGTTTGTATGTGAAGAATTTGCAAGATTCTTTCCTGATCCTGTAATTAGATTATCAATCCAACTGAATCCATTTTCAACAATGAATTTATAATTAAGGCCAAATCTATCAATTATTAAGTTTTCCGGATCATAACCTTCAGCACCATCTTTAAAATAAACATCTTTTACATCCCGTAAATTAGACATAAGTGTTTCTGAAATCCTTAAACCATCAGGATCATGATCACCACAATAAAGAAGAACACACTTCAATCCAATATCTTCAGCTTCACGGAATCTTCTTGCATATTCAGCCCTTTGTGATATTGATGACCATCCTTTTGCATTGGCAATTGGAATATGAAAATTCTTGCATACAGGTTCAAATAATGTCACCAAATCAATCTTTTCAACAACCATTTGAATATAATATTCTTCGCCATTCCACCAATTCGGTGTGTAATATTTAGCACCCTCCAAAACATCAGTCACCATCCATTTTAGAATTGATTCCATTGAACGTGTTGAAGGTTCTTCCACACCACTGAATGCGCGTGAACTTTCTTCAGCAACAAAATCAACAGGAAGATGCCCTTCCTTCCTGCAATCATTTATTGCATTTGCAACTTTATCAAATTGATCTTTGTTTATATATCCGGATTGTTCCATGATATAAGCCCATCCACGGGATGAAACTTTGAATCCTATCTTCTGGCTTAATAAAGTCATAAGTTCAGCAAACTGAACCTTTCTTTCCTTTGTTAGTTTTTTTGAAAAATCAAATTCCATTTCCTTAGTTTTTATATTTTATAATATCATTAAATTCAACAACGCACCATTCAAATCCATCTGAATAAATAATGAACCAACCTTCTTTCCTTTGGTTCTTCAGGATCCCTGGTTCTTTTGGCCTGACTGCTGATCCTGTATCAATTATAATATCATATTCATGGAACCGGCCATGATCAGTGTCAAACCAACTTTTATATTTCCATTCCAAAATCAAAGTCCGAATTATCACAATTGCATAAAATAGTGCAATAACTGAAATGACATGTACAAACCACGGCATTTCAAAAAACCAATTAGTTTCCATTTTCTGTGTTTTTAGTTTCACCAAATATTTCCTTCATTTTCTGATCATGTGGAAGATCTGTCAGTTGAATAATCGCAGTGGCTTTTGAATGTCTTATTCCGGCCATCATTCCACGTTTATATTCTTCAATTTGGTGTTCTTCACCAATCTTTGAAATCCTGTCAATTTCGTTGCAAAAAATTTCAAATTTTTCTTCTTGTGTCTTCATTATAATATTTCTTCAGTTTTTGAATTAATAGGTTTTATCACAACTAATTCTTTCATGTTGTATTTTATCATTTGCTGAAAGGTTTCTTCAGTATAACATGAAGACCATTTATCACCAAATATTCCAAACATCACCTGTCTTGCTTCAGATTGATCTTTGGCTTCAATCTTTACATAATGATTTCCAAGTGACCAACCTTGAAGTTGATGTCCTTTGAATAATTCTATCCGTGGAAGTGTGTGTTTGCTTGCAAATGTGAAATAATATCTTTCCATTTTCTATTTATTTAAAGTTCATTTCAAATATAAAGAAATATTTATAATTGCAAACAAAAGTTTATATTTAAAATGGTGCATCAACCTGCATTAATTCCGGATGGTCATTTATCTCCATTGTGGCCAACTTTATTTCTAATGGAAGAATATATGTTTCACCCTCCCTTTGTTTTGCAATAACAACACCTAAAAGATCTTTGCTTGATAGTTCTTTATTGAAGAATGTAAATTCAACAGATTGTTTTATATTATAATACTCTGGCCTCCATAAGAATAAAACAATGTCTGCATCCTGTTCAATAGATCCTGAATCCCTTAAATCTGAAAGTTGTGGAATCTTTAATCCTGCACGTTTTTCAACTTCCCTGGAAAGTTGTGACAAAGCAATAATTGGAATCTTCAGTTTCTTTGCTGTTCTTTTAAGCTTTCCTGATATATCTGAAATTTCGGCTTCCCTTCCCATGTGTTCTTTTTTTGGTGACTTCATCAATTGTAGATAATCAATTATTATTGCTTTCAATCCATATTTATGTTTCATTATTGCAGCCTTTGCCATGAACTTATCAATTTCAAGTGCCGGTGTATCATCTATGTAAATTGGACATTCAGCCAAATCACCATCAGCTTTGAATAATTTAATACGTTCATCATCAGTCAATTTATTATATCTTATTCTTTTACTGTCAACATGTGCTTCAGAAGCTTGTAATCTTGTATAAAGCTGTTGTCCATCCATTTCAAGTGAAAACATTGCAACAGGTGCTTTAACTGATTTTCCTATTGCCTTTAATACTGAAAGTGCATAAGCTGTTTTTCCCATTGCCGGCCTTCCTGCAATAACAATAAAATGTGTTTCTTGAAATCCACCAATTGCTTTATCAAGTGTATATGATCCTGTTGAAAGTCCTAAAAATCTTTTTTCTTCTTTGTTGTTTTCTCTATAATTTATAGCTTCCATTGCAAGTTCACGGGTTGAAACCTCTGTTCTTGTGTCCGTTTCTCTTTGAATAATATCCAACTGATTTGATGTGTCTGCAATTATTTCAAATGGATCAATCAATTCATAAGCTTTACTTATTGCCTCTGTTGATATTCTTATTATTTCCCTTGAAATAAAATATTGATAAACAACCTTCATGTAGTCACCAAGGCTGTCATTTGTTGTTTTTTCCAATAAAAGAATCAAATGATAACTTCCACCAATCATTTCCAAATCACCTGATCTTCTTAATTCTTCAGCCACCGTATTCACATCAACCTTCCTATTACTTTGATGAAGCTTTAAAATTGCTTCAGCAATCTTTTGATTGCTATCCCTATAAAATACTTCCGGTTTAAAAAGATCAATGATTGTAATTATTGAATTAGGTGACATTAATATTGTTCCGATCAGGGCTTCTTCAATCTCAATGTTTTGTGGTGGAATCTTTCCAAGTACACTACTGTTGTGTATTGCAAGTTGTTTATTTCTGCTTTCGCTTGAATCTTTTTTGTTTTGCATTATAATCTTATTTTTTCTTCTGATGAAATTGACATTGCATTTTCAGGCTTAAACCAAACACTGATCATCTTTTGTTTCCAGTTCTTTACTGGCTTACCTGAAGAATCTTTCCATTCACCTTCTTTATAATATTCAAAGGCTCTTTTTGCTGATTCTTTTGAATATCCATTTTGTTCAAAATAATCAATTACTTCCTGTTCAGTTGGTGGAATGAACTTCTTTATTTCTGCTTTTTGCTTCGGTGTTCCTTCCGGTGGTGTCATGTTTGTCACGTGTGCTTTCATTCCATCTGAATTGATCAATATTGCAATTTCCTTTTCACATATAGTCATCCTTACCTTTCCATCAATACGTTTTGCTTTTATAAGACCATGTTTCTTCAATTCACTAATTGATGAATTTTGTTCACGTGTTGTGATTCTGAATTTCTTTTCAACACGTTCATGATCAATGGACATGAAGTGTTCATTTTTGCTTATGATTGTCAGGTTCACATCTTTGAAGAAATAAAACTGTTCAATCAAGTCTGTCAGGACAATTGCAGTGACTATTCCAAATTGATCAACAAATCTTTTGCTGACAGAATAATTGGCACCCTGAAGAATGCTGTTTCTGATGTATTGCATGATGTATGATTTAATTTTAAAAGATCCGGTTGTTCAGGCCGGATCAGTTTTTGTTTTACAATGTTAAGCAACTTTTGACAATTTTCCTTTTTCTTTCTGAATTTCCTTTTCAATGTCAAGTTGTGGATTTTCACCATACTTACCTTCAATGTATGCTTCAACTTCAGCCAAAAAATCATCCACGGCCTTTTTTAATTCTTTTGCATACACATAACCATCATCAAGATTGTCAATGTTGATCAGTGGTGAAAGATTGATCACCTTTCCGGATCCAAGAACTTTCCGGCCAACTAAAACAACAGACCTTTGTTCTTTTATGTCCTTGATGTGAACACCTGTCACTTTGAATTGCTTCAACTTTGGATCTTCCAAAGCTTTCTGATCTTCAAAATATCCTTTTTCCTTGAATTCACCTGACTGTGCAAATTCAGTTTCAATCATCAGGTGTGGAACCATCAATTGAAGTGCCTTGAACATGGTCATGTGTGGTTCCATTGTTGGTTGTTCCTGAACCGGAACCACGTGGACTTCCTTTCCAATGGTAATTATTTTATCATAAGCCAATTCCATTGTGTGACCACCTTTCCTTTTTGCCATCACCTTTGCTGTTTTCAGAACATAAGTTTCTGACCTTTCAGCTTCTTTGTCTTTACTCATTTTGATTAAAATTTAATTGTTAAAAAATTATTGAATTGTAAAGTTATTAATCAGGAACATATTTGTTTGGTTTTATTTCACCGGCCAAACGTTTCTGAAGATCTGTTGAAGCAAAGACAATGGAATCATTCAATTCCATGATCCTTTCCTGACTAAACTGATTGATGTGACTGTGTGATTCTCTATAAACACCACCGGCAATTGCTGAAGCAATCTGAATCAACTGATCCTTCTGTTTATCTTGCTGATCAAACAATGAAGGAATATTATTTGATTGTTGCAAAGCCTTCTTCAACATTGAACCAATTTCAGCACCTTCACGCTCTTTTAATTTTATTCCGGACAAATCATCATCCTTGATATTTACTTTGGCTTCATGGCTTTCTGAAGTGGTTATTCCGGCATTTATTATGCCTTCTTCATTCCTTCCTTTGTCATTCATCAATCTCACTTGTTCAATTAGTCTTTTTGCTTCTGAATCAGTCACCGGATTATCTCTGATTGATCTTTCCATTTCTTCTGAAAAAGTGAATTGAAACTTCACATCCGTTTGTTGAATCCATCCATATTTTATCAATGCTGTTCCAACCGATCCTGAAAGAAGGTGTTTTCTTGCAAGCTTATCAACTGAAAATGTTTCACCGGCCAAAACCTTTTTGAACACTTCAGTCATATATTTTTTATACTTCAGGACTGTCACCGGCCTGATCAATCTTTTTCTTTCCATTGTTTCTGTATTTATTATCATGAAATATTTCAATTTCCTGTTCACGTTCATAAGCCCTTTCCAATAAATAAACCAATAGCCCTGGTCTGTTTGGTGCTGTGTTTCTTCTGTCAGCCATGCAATTAACCATTACATCCCAAAGGTCAATTTCATCTTTTGATAATCTAACCTTCACCTGTTCAGTTCTTTTTAATTCTCCTTTTATGGGCTTTTCGTATTTCTTCGTAAAATCGGCCATTGGTTTATTTATTTGTGTACACTTATAACTGTGTCAAAAACTAATATTACAGTGTTTCTTCAATTACTTCTTCAATTGACTGCCATTTTCTTGTTAAAGCATAATTCAATCTTTTTGCATGATATTCCATTAGGAAATTGCGCCAAAGTGTTGCACGAAAACGCATTTCTTTAATCAGATCATCATCCCTTTCAATGTAGTTTGAAAATTCACGTTCAGACAAAGGAATGTCATCAAAAATATTGTTCTTGTATATCTTTTTAACAGCTTCCTGAAATAGATCGTTATTGTCCGGATCCATTACACCCATCTTCCATTTCAATCTTTCAATTTGATCTTTTATCATTGCTTCAGGTGTGTTACACAAAACATTTGATATTCTTGCACGTTTTGCACCTGTTATTGCCATGTAACCTGTCAATTGAAGTTTGTGATGTGGATCCATTGGTTCATCAAATACTTTTGAAAATGTTAATAGATCCCATTTTGATTTTATGTCAGTGACTTCTTCAGCCTTTCTGATTGATTTACCCGTGAACACATCAACTTCACCTGTAAAGTCAGGATCATGTGTTAAACGTTTATCATTTTTTATAAGAATCAAACCTGTTGTTTGGAATTCTAAAACTGTCAGCATCTTGATTGAAGTATTTTCAACCTCTAATCCCTTTTTAACATATTTGTTATCGAGATCTTCATATCTTCCGAATCTTACAAGATTGTAAATCTTTATTAATTCAGTTTTACATGTTTTGCTTAGTTCCTGGCTTTTTTCCTTTTCTTTAAGTTCTTCCAGTCTGGCTTCCATTATTGGTGTCAATTTGGATCTTTCTTCCAATGACTTCTTTTCAATTTTCTGTTTTACAGTCAAACCAATTGTTCCTGTCATTAGGTTTCCAAGTGATGAACACCTGAATTGTTGTTTTGAGAAATCGAGTTTTTTAGTTTTCATTTTTACTTTGTTTTACGTTTATAAGTTCTTTTTGCTTGTTTAGGATTTAATAATTCTTCTTTCTTCTTCAGGAAAGCATCAACATGTTGTTCCTGAAGATGTTCTTCAACCTTTGTAAGTTGATCAACTGTTTCTGAATGGCTGATCAAATCAAACACTGTTTCACTTTTCATTTCTTCCTTTGTGGCTTTTGCCTTTGGTGTGTTCACTTTCTTTGGAATTCCATCTTCTGATTTCCTGTTGACATTGGCACCAAATACATTTCCAATCTTCTTTGCAGCCACCTTTATTGATTCGGCATAAGCTAATGGAACAGTCATTCTTGCACCATTTGCAGCTTTATGAATGGTAAAATCTTTTACTGATGTTCCTGGCTTCTGTTCAAACATTCCTGCACCTATACCGTCATAATTCATCCATTCACCAATCACCGGATGAAATACACGGATCCTTGAATGACAAATGAATTCATTTAAAAATGGAACAAATGATCTTATTTCATACTGAACAAGTCCATGGAATATTTCAATCAGTTTTTGTTCAACAATTTCAATTGGAACAAACTTGAATCCTTCATGTTCACCCAATGTTTCTGGATCCGGTTCAGCATTTATAATTGCATTAAATTCTTTTAATTTTTCAGTGTTCATTTTTATTTAAAGATTAAGTAAAGTGTTAAACAAGGAATCCAATATTGGTGCCAATACAAAAATGTATGTTATTATTACCACTACAAATGCAATCAATCCAATAAATATTGAACTGAAGATGATCCACATTAAAGCAATTAAGTCTTTTAATTTTTCCATAAATGGTTGTTTTGGTTGTTTTGGATTAATATATCCTAAGAATGAATAATCACCATTCTTAATTTTTTCGTATCGTTTTCGGGCTTCAATTCTTTCAGGATCAGCCAAATATTCTTCAAATGATGGAAATATACCCCCCTCTTTGAATTCTTTTTTTTGTGTATTCATAATTTTATTACATTTGCACACTACAAAGGAACGTTCTGTTCCATTCATTGTATGATTTAAAGTTCAAAATAAGGTTTGGAACGCAATGTTTCAAACCTTTTTTTCTTTCCTGAATAACATAAACATTTCAGCATCATCAGCTAGTTTCAAAATAAACTTTCTGAATTCCATGTGATGTTCAATCTTTCCAATGAATTCAATCACCGGAACCTTTCCACACATTCTTCTGAAAATTGTTTTTATTACATTTTTTTCAACCTGATCCATATATGGTTCAATTGAAACATCATAAGGGATGCCATTTAATTTGAAGTATTCCATTGCTAATTTTTAAAGTTCAAATCAAAGATATATAAACTTTTATTTATATTCCAAATTATTTCAAATAAAAAAAGGGAACTGCATTTCTGCAATCCCCTTCCCTCTAAACAAAACAAAGTAATATGAACTGATATAAATCTATGAATTTATTTTTAAATTCTGATATGCCATTTCAATTGTTACTGCTGATTGTCCATAACTCATTCCAGTCAGTTCCTTTGTTAAATTGGTTGCAATGTTATGAAACGTGTCCGGATTGCTTTTTTCTATCCAGTAATACTTTTCCAATATTTTTGGAAGAACTTCACGCAACCATTCCTTCATCCTGTCATCTGCTTCACCTGGAATTATTGCTGTGATCACATCTGCAACCGGACTGTCAACAACCCTTTTGATGTTTTCAACTACCTTCACAATCATCTTCAATTCATCCTGAAGCTTTGATGGAACCTTTTTCCAAACCTTTATGAAGAATCCTTCCCAATTACGGATGAACAGTTCCAATATCTTGTGAACAATCAACCTTAAAAAATTTTGTGGCTTTCCCATTATTCTGACTTTTTAATTTCATCCAATTCATTTGTTTTAATATCAACCACTGAATTGATTGCTTTTGAAGCTTTTCCCAAAAGTGCAATCAATAATGAAGATCCCATGAATCCAATTGCAATGAAGAACCATTTCATCCATGAAAGTATTTCCGGCTTATATCCAACAAGTTCATCCAAAGCAAAGACAGCAATTAAAACTGTCATGAATGAAGCTGCAATTGCTTTCCAATCATCCTTAAGATAACCCAATGTTGAAAATTCAAGATTTGCAGCTTTTGCCCTTGTTTCCACGGATGGCATTTTAACTGCCAAAAGATGAAAGATAATTCCCAAACATCCTGCAATAAAGCATTGAACATAAAGTGATAGTGTGATTTCCATTTTTTCCTGATTTATATGATTTATAATTTAGTTAAATACTTATTTGAAACCCATCCTGACTTTGAACCGAATTCAACAGAAGACCACATTCCAACCCTTGCAAGTTCAATCACTTTGGATCCTTCCGGAATTGTTAAGATCACCGGAAATTCTGTTCCTTGCCCTGACCTTAAATTAAGCCCTGTGACAGCTTTAAATTCTTTTGTCGGTGTATCTGTAAGGTTCACATACTTTGTGCCTTCTGTGAACTCTTTTTTGTCCCTTTTGGCCTGTAATTGTTTAAGGCTTAAACCAAAGGTATGTTGGAAGTGTGGTTTATCAATAAATGAAGACCAATCACCGCCCCAGGTAAATCCATACTTCTTGAATATTTTCACACATTCCATCCAATCAGAAACCATGTCACCATCATAATCATGAAGATCATTCCATGAAGCTGTCTTTCCATCAATGATCAAAGCAATGTCAATGGCCAATCCAAAGTTGTGAATTGATTGTCCACCCTTTGCATTGGTGACTTTGAAACCCATTGGTCTTTGTGCTGATTTTCCATCCGGATTCACTTTGGTTCTTCCAAGTGCATAAAGACCATCCTGTTCAGCATCCGTTCTGAAAGTGAATGTGAATCTGACCTTTGCCCTTCCCTTCAATTCACGTTCACATTCTTCCAAAACATCCAATGCTATCTGTCTAAGATCCGGATGAAGACTTTGAATTCTTTCAACTGATAATTTGTCCATTATTTCTTTTTATTGTAAAGTTATATAAAACAAGCAAATAAAAAAGCCCGTTCATTTCTGAACAGGCTTTCAATATTTTTAAATTAATATTTATCTTATTATCTGTGAATATAAATCTTTAATGTCTTTTACTTCATTTTCAGTCGTTTCAATTCTTCCTTCATGAATATCCATTCTTATATCTTGTCTTATATCCCTTATTTCCTGTCTATGCAATACACTGTCTATTTTAGAGATCACCATGTTTTGCTTTGATGTTATTACAGAAACCCCACCCCAAAATGTCGAAACCCCACCAATCACTGCCAACAATATATAAAACTGTGTTTTTACTGTAACCCTGATTACTTTGTCTTGAAATTCGGTCATCTTCATGTTTTTTATAGTACAAATATTGTGCAAATATTTTAAATAAAAAAAGTCACACCAAAAAAAATGATGTGACTTTCTATCAATTTTAAAAAAACATCTTTTTATGCTGCTTCAGCAATAGGATTATCAACAGCTTCTTCAGTGAATTGACCTTTCCATGTAAGTGTTCCATTGATTGCAACAACTTCATCTGTTCCACGTGCCAATACAAGATCCATTGTCAATGTTGCATCAACAATTCCAGTATCTCCACCAAACAATTTTCCACCCTGGATTGCATACCAAAACTTGACTATGCTTCCACATTCTGAAGCCCTTTGGAATTCAAGATTTTCAGGCGTTATCTCATCAATTGTGAAATTTATTGTGAAGTCTTTCCTGATCAACTTTCTTCTTTGATTGGAAATGTCTTTTATAACTGCTGCCGGTGCAGGTCTGTCACCAATTACTGTTAATGGCTTAATCAGATCTCCAACAGCTACTTCACTGCCAACTGGTGCAACGTTTGTTTCTGAAATTCTATCAGCCCATTCAACAGGATCTTCCACATCCACAAAGTCAATTGCTGAAGGTTTAGCAAGATATAATTTAGTAATTTCAGAAGCAATCACATTTGGATTACATCTGTCAAAGTTCACCACTGGAAGGTTGGTTGAACAGTCGGTTGGGCAAACTGGATTGGCCATAATTTTAAATTTTAATTTTAATTGTTAAACAAATATAAAAAATAATTATTATTCTTTCTTTTTTGATTCTTCAGGTTCTTTAACCGGCTGTTTTGGAACAAACCTGATCTTCTGTTCCAATAATGCAATCAGCTTTCTTGTCATGTCCTTACTGTCAACCACCTGATCAATTGCTGAAGCAAATTCCCTGAATTCTTTCATGTTCATTACCAAAACGGTGTCATTCTTAACATCCGGCATTTTTTGAACAGGTTCTTTTGTTTGTGCCTGAACAAGTGTTGAACTTAAAGCCATTAACGATATGGCAAACGCAATTTTCATTTTTTTCATTTTGTTTTTTGTTTGAAGTTTAAATTTAATTATTATTTATTAATTGATTTTAATGTTTTTACTTCCGCTTCTAATGCTTCGATTCGTTTCATGCTTTCCTGAACCACGATATTAACACCGTACTGTAATTGCTGTTCGTA